GAGGTACGCTATTCATTTATGAAAAAAATCTAACCCAAAACAAAAGTAAGCCTATTTTGTAAATAACAAATGATTATTTGTATTTTACCTGTAATTTTGTTGAAACACAACAAGCAAAAATTATGAAAATAGAAGATTTAGAAAAATTTATGCCCAAGGTTAATCATAACCTAGACTATGTAAAAAAGTTTATAGAAAAGCACAATGTAAAATGTTCGTATGAGGTAGAAAACGGCATTCTTCTTTTGTCTGATTCATTTGAAGATGCTACTATAAAAGAGGCTGATTTTCTAAAACTAATTTGGAATGCTGATTACAAATGCTCGTACTACATAGATATAATGAAAGACCCTGCAATAGAAGAGCATATTATCTATTGCCATACAAACTCTGCCGAACCTGCTATTTCTGAAAAAGAAATATCAGACCCCAAGATTAAATAATATCCAATAATTCAATAATGACTTACACCGAAAAAGACTTCTCTGTATTCCCATACAATCCTCTTGTCAAAAAGGACTTGGATAAATTCATTGCGACTATTCCGGATGAATATAAAAGTCATTCGCATATACACGGGTTAATAGCCTACACAATGCTGATGTATGACCCAAAAAGCATACTGATAGTCCGTGAAAGAGAAATAGACCAACGCAAAAGAACTGCCGCAGAATTAGCTAATCTGAAAGAAATGGAGGATTACTTCACACTATCTGATGGAACGCTAATGTCATTGGTTATATGGTATCTGAAAACACAGGTTAAAAGCCGTGAGTTCGCAGCGATAGTAGCACTAGAATATAAGTTTTGGGAAAATATATCTGAGCTGATGTCACCGATAGTCGGAGAAAGCAACAAGGAACGCTTAGAAGCTGCTCAAAAAAAGGCTGTAATATCTCAGGAGATAGATAGTGACATCGCTAAACTAAACCGCTATTACAAGGACTTTTTCGGAGATGATGATGCTATTAGTACCCAAGTAAGGAAACAATCATTCAGACCAGAAAACTTCGCTAGAAAGTAATCTATGTACAAAAGCATAAAAGGTGGTAGTGTAGAAAAAATTGACAACGGTGACGGCTATTTTTATAACTGCCAATTACCACCAGTAGGCTATGGTATAAACGTATGGAACGGTGAACTTGAACATATAGGCATCGTTAAAAATTCGCCACTAGAATCAAAGCAGTTTTTCACTAGAACATTACTTCCTGCTGATTGGGCTAAACGTAGGTACAACGAAACTCAAAAACAACTGACAGACACAAACTTTTACGACAGCACACTTCTTTCTTTTGAAGAACAACAATGGAAATACAGACTTTGCGGCTATTGGTTTTATAACAACGGTACTCCGACTTATATCACGGGATTGCACTATATGTACATTAATTGGTGGAAGTTTCAAGGCAACTTTATGGATTACCGTGAGACCGATAGAAAGTTTTTCTACATTTGGAATTATTGCGAGAACGACCCGAATTGTTTAGGACTTATCAGTTTCACCAAACGTAGACAAGGTAAAACAGCCAAAGCAGGAATAGTATTATACGAATACATTTCACGTTCTGCTAATGCTCACGGGGGCATTCAATCTAAGACCGACCAAGACGGTAAAATAGTTTTCTCAAAAGCAGTAGTACAACCATGGAAAAAACTACCCGACTTCTTCCGACCTAAACATTGGGATACAAGCGGTGGGGATACGCCTAGCGAAACACTTAAATTCTTCAAGCCTTCACAAAGAGGTAAAAAGGCTAATCAGATAAAGTTTGATGATGAAGATGAAAATAGCTTAGAAAGTTATATCGACTACGGAACCAGGAAGATTGAACACTACGATGGACAACCATTGCATAGATACGTTTCTGACGAGTGTGGTAAGTTAAAAGATATTGATATTGTTGAAAGGCATAATACCGTAATGTTTTGTAGTGAGGAAGATGGCGTTTATGTAGGGAAACATCTGTACATAACAACGGTAGAAGAAATGGAAGCAGGAGGTGCGGCGTTCAAGAACCTCGTTAAAATGAGTGACCCCAAAGAAAAAAACAGTTTAGGTCGCACTGCAACGGGGCTTTATACTCACTTCTTACCTGCAAACAAAGCAATGTATCGCAAAGAATACAAGCTGGATAAGTTTGGTTTCGCCGATATTGAATTTGCGAAAGAGTATGATGGCCAAAGAAGAACATCACTTAGAAACACACCTTCAGCACTTGCCTCTTATATCCGAAAAAATCCTAACAGTATCCGTGAAGCATTTTACATTGATAATAATAAGTGCCTGTATAACTCAGTAAAACTAAACGACAGACTAGACTATCTAGAATGGGCTTCTAAAGACGTGATAGTACAAGGGAATTTCAGTTGGGAGAACGGGGTTAAGGATAGTAAAGTTATATTCAAGCCTAGCAAAAACGGTAAATTTAAAGTAGTAGGCGAATATTTAGATAAGGTGCAGTCTAATATGGTTGAGTATAACGGTAATGTATGTGTCCCTAAAAATATCAATCACATTGTTGGTTTAGATCCGTTCGACCACGATACAGTAGAAGATAACAGGCGTTCAGATGCGGCAGGGTATGTATTGAAGAAGAATGACCCTTTAGATAGTTCGCCATATAATAAAGCATTTGTTTGCCAATATTTACACCGTCCTCCAACTGCGGCTATTATGTATGAGGATATGATACTTATGTGTGTATTCTTTGGTTGTAAGATGTTATTTGAAAGCCAAAAGATAGGTATCAAAAGGTATTTTTGTGATAGAGGTTATGAGAAGTTCTTAATTAAACTACCAGATGCTTCTGACTATGGTATTCCTTCAACACCTGCTAATAAACAAACAATGGCAGAACTTACCGAGGACTATATCGAAAACTATATAGATAACGTTTATTTCTCCGAACTAATTAATGATTGGCTATTGTTCGATTTAAAGAATACGCAAAAGTATGATGCTGCTATGGGTGCCGGCTATGCCTTAATAGGTGATATGCACACATTGGTAAAGAAAAAGACTAGCGAAATGACCGATATTACAAGTTTTTTCCGTCAAAATTCTGTTTATTAAAAACCCCTGCCATTGCTGACAGGGGAAACACACAAACAACAAAAAGCAATGCAATAATAATTTGATATAGCAACACTTTATTTGTTGTTTAACCCATTAAAACTAAATGGGCTATCTAAATTAATAGACAGCCCATTTATCTTGCTTGTTTTACCTTCTCTATTTTACGCTTCGATATTCTTTTTTGTGCTTACATCTTCTCTGATTTCTTGCGAAACAGATTTAATTTCCTGCATAATCTTTCTCAGGCGTGTACCGGCAGCCTTGTTCTCTTTTTCGTAAAATAACTTTCCTTCTTTTTCCGCATCCTTTACAAGTGCAGATAACTTTTTGATAAAATCCATTGTTTGTAGTTTATGCCTTGCGGCGGTTATTAAAAATGCTTGTTTGTTGATTAATCAGTAACTACCCTTGCGTATTACCTTCTACTTGTGTCTCGGTTTCTGTTTTTACCACTATCGGCTTTAAAGCGTCAACGATTGCACAGAAAAGGGTATCTTTTTTTTGTTGGAACTCAGGCAGTTCATTGTAGGGCACGATGCAAGGGTGCGTTTTTGCAACGGCATCTTTTACTTCGCCATAAACCCAACCTGCATCGATTTTCTCTTTCATCCAGGCGTTGTGCTGCGCATCTGATCCTGCATTAGGATTGTCGATTCTGAACAACACGCCGTTGATAGCGCTTTCTCTTTGCCACTGTACAGCTTTTTCCCAATCCTGTTGGGTGTCGTCACCATTTGTTTCGCAAAATGCTTTGTTTGCTTGATGGCATACTTTGGCTATGTATGCGATTTTAACATCTACGTCCATTGTTTGTACGTTTTAAATTATTAATAAAGACCAAAAATACAGCCTTTTATTTGTATTTGGGTTAAAATAACAAATAAAATATCTGTAATAGATAAGATTTGCTATAAATAATTAGCAAATGGTAGGTACATATCCCGATCAAGAGATAGACCCCAAGTTAAAAGGTAAAGATTTTATACTGCAATACTTTAGGGCAGCGTGGGCTGATGCCGGTCAGTACCTACCAATAACTACGTTTTATAATGGGAGAATTAAGTACAGAGAGATAAGACAGTACGGAATGGGCAAACAGCCTATTGACAAATACAAGAAAATCCTTTTGGGCGATGAGAAGATTGACAAGACTTGGTTGAACAACAATTGGAACGTTTACCCCATCATCCCTAAGTACAGGGAAATCATCATATCCAAACTGATGCAGCGGGAAATAGACATCACTGCTTATGCGGTAGATGTGCAAAGCCAAAGCGAAGAGGATGCCTATTTCGCAGGTATCCGCACCAAAATGATTATGCGCCAAGCTGCTGAACAAGCATCACCAAAACTAGCACAATCACCCGTTTTACAAAGAGCAGCAAACGAACCGGAAGATTTAGACCAACTGAATATAGAGGCGCAATTCGGATATAAGTCTAACTTTTCTATAATGGCTGAGAATGCCATAAACTTTGTATTACAATCAGGTACAGTTGATAGAGAACGTAAAAAAGTATGCGAGGCGTTGGTCGATTTCGGTGTTGCAGGATACTACTATTGGATTAACCAAGCGGGTATAGTCGAGTATAAGGCGTTGGACGTACAGACTTTGATTACCTCTTACTGTAAAGAACCCGACTTCTCAGACTTGCAACATTGGGGAGTGATAGAAGAAGTATTGGTAGCTGATTTAGCTCCATATTTTACTCAGGCAGAACTAAATACTATCTGTTCTACACATATTGGAATATTGGGCAATCCTAACACATTTGACCTTAACTCAGGTATAGGTAACTATACCCGTTTTAAATGTCAGGTATTTGTTGGGCAGTTTCTTAGTTGGAATACAAACGTAATGGAGGATAAGGTTGATAAAAAAGGCAATCCTCGCTTTATGAAAACAGATTACTCTAAACTAGCCGAAGCGAAAGCACTTGAACCTGATGGCACACCAAAATATACAAGTTTTAAAACTAAAGTAGTATATCAAGGCAAATGGATTATAGGTACTGAGTTTATGTATGACTACGGATTGGCTAAAAACCAAAAACGTAAAGCATCGAATTGGTGGGATACTTCACTTGATATTTGCCTATACGCCTGGAACTTTGATAGAATGGTGTTTACGGGTATTACAGAACGTTTGATACCAAGTGCCGATGATTACCAACTTACAAAAATGAGATTGGCGCATCTTAAAATGAAGCTGATACCATACCTAATTAACCTTGACTTAGATGCACTAGAAAATGTTGCGCTTAGTAAAGGCGGTAAGGGTATGGAACCTGCGGAACTGATAGACTTCATGTTGCAAAACAACGTGGTACTATACAGAAGCAAGGACGTGTCCAATGGCAACCCTAACTACAAGCCAGCCAACATAGAGGCTAGTGGTATGCTAGAGGCATTCCCGCAACTTTATAATGACTTAGCTAATACCTTACAGGAAATTCAGAATATAAGTGGATTTAATGCCCTTACGGACGGTACAAGCGTTAACCCTAAAATGTTGAACGGCGTGGCCACCATGCAGGAAGCAGGAACGAACAATGCTATGTACCTTCTAAGCGATGCCGACAAGCACCTGTTATTGGAACTATCCAATGCTATACTCCTCAAATTGCAAATTGCAGTTAAGCTAGGAAAAGTTGAAGGGTATACAAGGGCTTTAGGTACGAATGCGGTAAAAATATTCCAATTATCTCCCGAAATATCGGCGAGGGAGTTCGCCATCTTCTTAGATGATGCGCCTACAACGATGGAAAGACAGGAGTTTATGGCTGAGTTAGCTAAGTACAATGCAGAAGGATTGATTGACCCGTCCGATTATTACACTATTAAATGGACTAGAGACCTAAAACAAGCACAGGCTACTATTGCCTATAAGATTAAGAAGAAGATTGACCAAAAGCAACAACAAGCATTACAACAACAACAAATGAACGGTCAAATTCAAATGCAGTCTGCACAAGCGGCTGAACAGATGAAGCAGCAAACATTGTCAATCGCCCACGAATACAAGATGCAGGAGTTGAACGTGACAGGACAATGGAATTACGCAATAGCAGAAGTAGGGGCAGCGAAAGTAGTGAATGCTGCACAAGTGGCAGGACAAGCGAAAACTATCGCAGCCACCATTGCCGCAGATGCAAAAAAGCACGGCGATATTCTGAATCATATCGACACGGGCAATGGCATAACGCCTATTAACCCCGTACAAGTACCGCCACCACCGATGCCACAGCAACAGCAACAAATGCCGATGCAGGAAGGTTCACCGCAGGAACAAGCCACCGATACAGGGGGTGAAATGCCCGATGAATCGCAAGAACAACCGCAAATGGGTTAAATAACAAATAAATAATTGTAGCACACAAATATTTTTGGTATAAATACAAACAAAAGCACTTTTTATGGAAGGAGATACAGTAACAGTACAAGACTTTTTAAATAGACAAGCAGAGGTAGAAACCCCTGCTGCAACAGTTGTTGCTACACCTGCCGAAGGTCAACAACAAACCCCTGCCGCAGATAGTACTCAAACGCAACAAGTAGAAATACCTGCTGCTGATACTACACCTGCCGTTGAAGATATTACCAAAACATCATTTGCTGTACCGGATAGATTTAAGACCGCTACTACACCTGATGATGGGCAACAAGCACCTGCCGCAATGGATTGGAGAGAGGCTTTGAAAGCAGTACCTAAAGAGGAGTTGCTGAAAGAATTAGGCTTTGACCCTTTTGCCGTTCAACTAAATGAGCATATCAAAAAAGGTGGTAGTGCAGAGGATTATCTGAAAGCGAAAGCAGTTGACTACACAAAAGTGCCTGATACTATTCTTGCAAAAGAAGCATTAAAAGCAGAATACCCAACACTTTCAGAGGATGATATAGAGGAAATGTACAACGATAAGTACAAACAAGATGACTTTGCTACGGACGATGAGAAGCGTAGAGGTGCGGTGTATATGAAAGCCGATGCCGCAAAGCAAAGACAAAGACTGATAGACGAACAACAAAATTTCAAACTGCCTGAAGCACCTGCTGCTGCACAAACAAGCATTAGCGCAGAAGAGCAAGCTAAACAGGCTGCAAAATTAATCTCAGACACAATCACATATTTGAATACTAGCGACAACAATATTAAATCACTCAATGAAAGCAAGAGTCTTGCCGTAAGTGTAGGTGAAAATGTTGAGCCGTTTAAGTTTGAAATAGATGATCCGAGTGTAATCACCAGGGCTATTGCAGATGTATCATTTCTAAGCCAAATCCTTTCGGACGATAAAGGAGTGCTTGACACCCGAAAGGCGCAGGAAATGGTAATGTTCGCACTTAACCCTGAGAACTTTAAGAAATCAATAGTGAATTACGGAAAACAGTTGGCTTTGAGAGAAATGGTGGCTAGTGGCCAGAACGCAGGACTTCCAAAAACACCAACGGGAGACGTAAAAAATGAAACACTACAAGATGCTTTCAGAAAAGCTAGAACAGTTACACTTGGGAGTGCGCTTGGGAGAGGGTAAAACAATTTTTTAAAACAAAGTAAAAATTTTTAAAATGGCAGCTAAATTATCAAATGCTAATGAACTGTTTATATCAGGTATAGATGCGATGTATCTTACCCGTGAAATAAACAAAAACGTGACTGACATTGCCAATGATGCGCAATTAACAGACGTACTTTTTATGCTTGACAGGAAGATTCCTACTAAGCAACCTACCTACAACACTTTCGTGAACGAAACCGTGTTTAAGGCAATTAATACATCTGGTGCAACCATCGCTTATGGTACACAAAGTACAGATGGTAGTGGTACTACTTACAACAAAGCAACAATCACTTTGACCGCAGGTAATGCAAACGGTATTGTGAGACCAAATGACATTGTTATCTTAACTAACAAGCAAACAGCCTTAGTTACAAGTGTAACAACAACAACCAACCCTAACGACACAATCGTTATTGTAAGCACAACCAATACAGCATTGGGAACAGGCGCAAGCACAGGTAACGTTACCGGTAGCCTTGCAATTATATCTGATGCAAGTGGTGAAAACTCAGTAAACCCTAAAAACGTTGTTTTCGGTGCGACTAAGTATTACAACAAAGTCCAGATTTTCCGTGAGGTATCTGTAATTACTGACGTTGCAAATGCAAGTGCATTGGAAGTACAATATGAAGGACAAGCGAAGTTTGTTATTAAAGACCATTTAGAAAAAATGATTCTTTTGAACGGACACATCAACGCTCAAATGATTGGTGGTGAAATGAGTGCTACTTCATTTACAGATGCTACTGTATTCCAAGCTGACCCTACAACTGATACTCTAGGTAATGGTGGTGGAAACTTCCAAACAACTAGAGGGTTAGATAGCTACATTTCTAGCTATGGTGTTGCTACCGCAGTTGCTTCTGCTAATACTGTTGCTTTATCTGACATTGATAGCACTTTGGATGCACTTACTGCTAACCGTGCGCCTAAGAAATATACCGTACTTGGTAGTTCTGCTACAATCAGAGCTTTTGACAAACTATGGAAAAACTTAGGTAGTTCTGGTGTTACTTCTGCAAGACTGGTAATCAACGGTAAAGAAATAGACTTCGATGTTGAAAAAGTTTCTTACGGTGGTTATGAATTGAACTATTCAGTATTGCCAATACTAGACCAACCTACAATGTTTGCAAGTACAAACATCGTTAAGGATGCTTACTATATTCCTTTGGATAAAATGGTTAAAATTCAAGGTGGAGGTAATGAACCTGCTATCAGAGTTAGATACTTCCCTGCTGCTACTAAATACTCTACTAACGAATTGTTTAGCGAGTATCATAGCGGTGGTGAAAACCCAATCAATCCAAATGGTTCAGCAGCAAACTGGACAGTAGGTTATAAATCTATTCAAGGACTTGAAGTTTTGGGCGCACAATTCTTTGCCCATCAAGGTGTAGGTACTACCTCTACTAACTAAGTAGTAAAGAACTAAAATAGGCAGGGTAGTGATACCCTGCTTATTTCTAAATAACACACTTCACAATAATTAGTAAACAATAAAAAAGCAAATAATGAGAGTAGTAGGAAAATTTAATGATGTTTCACCGCAATTATTAGAAACAATCACGCCGTTGCAAAATGGTAAAACGCAATGGTTTAAAGCACTTTGGGGCAAGCATGAAAAAGACTTGGACGGCAATCCCGTTACCCACTTCGGTAAAAAGCAGATACCTACAAGGGACAGGATTAAAGATTCGCACACCAAGAGGCTTGTCGAGATAGGCGTGCCTAACGAATTAGGCGATGACGACAAAGTGGTAAGTACCAGGTTCTTTATGCCCGGTATTGGCGAACACGCTTTTGCGGGTGTATTTGGGTTCACCGGCGGCATCATCGAGGACGAAGAACTGTACGAATACTGTATGCTTTCCAATTTGAATGCAAAGAACCCAAACAGAGACGTATCGGTAATTCCAATGTTCGAGCCTATGTATCAGGTTGATATTCATAAAGAAAGCAGGAAGAAAACAAACAGGCTTCGTGATGCTTTGAATATTATAGCAGGAATGACACCGACAGAGGTAATGGACTTTGCAGATTCTATGAATTGGAAAGATGAAAGTGATAACGACATTCTACTTTCTCGCATTGAAGATTTTGCAACTAAAAATCCTGAGAACTTTTTGAAGTTGCAGTTAAACCCTTCTATCAAGTTTAAGGCTTTGGCAGGTAGAGGTTTGAAGTTTGGCATTATCGCTCACGACATAGTTAAAAATACTATTTCTTGGTCTAAGGGTAATGTGCTGATTGCAACATTTGATAAAACTACCGATAGTAGTATTGTGGATCAGTTCTCAGAATGGTTACAAACACACGACAAGGGTAAAACAGTAAAGGCTTCTTTAGAAAAACAAGTAAAAGAAGCTATCAAAGAAGAAACTACTAAGCAGTTGGCAGTTGCCGGCGAAGGAGAAGAAGGAGATAATTAAATTGATTTATAATGGCAGACTTATCAGCTTACATTAGTTACAGCGTAACATTGGATAATACGGGCGATACGCCTGTTGTTACTATACAGGATACCACTACGTTTCCGGAAGGATTAGATGTAACTATCACTTCTTACGTTGTAACTATTGTACAGCCTGATGGGATTTCTGCTTCTGTAAATTTAGTTGAAGAGGGTTCTGTTGTAGTTAAGAATATCCTGCTTCGATTGGCTAATGATGGTAATTTCCAAAATGGAACTTATGTTGCCAATGCAGTTGTTGAAGCAGATGGATACGACAATACAATTAAGAACTACCTATTCCGATTAAGCTATGCTAAACCTGTTGAAGAGGTACTACCTAAAATAGATGTTTTCACGCCTAATATCAAGGTGTATGATGCTACTAACTACAATCCTGTTGGATTAACTTTGAACAGCGTTACTAGAGCTTATACGGGCATAATCAACAGCGTATCCGGTACTAGCGAAACAGTAACAGGAACGGCACAAATGTTTGACTTGGTGTATAGCGGGCATTACTATGATGCACAATACGTTGTCACTCTTGTTGCTACATTTCAAAATACGACTTCAGATAGCCTTGTTGTAAAGGATAAGATTACAACTAATATTCAGTTTGACGCCTATACGCCTTCTACTTTATCCGAGTTGCTTACGGGGCTTAATAATCTTAAGCAAACAAGTTCTTACGGCTGCTGCGATAAGTACACTAAGGCAGTTGCTTTATATGACCAAATAGTAGCACAAGGTACACAAGGTAATACGGTTGGATTACAGGTTTATGTAATTCAGCTAGAAAATATGATTGCAGGGTTTAGCCTTACTAGAACTCATACCGATGCAATTATACCGACTTATGTGTTTAGTGCTAATACTTCTTCTTCAAGCATAAACCTACCAAATGGCACAAGTTCTTGGAGTGTCCCTTATTCTTTATTACTCGATAGTATTCTTATTGTGGCACCAACGGCTACAACGGTTACGATTGGTTCAACTCCTGGCGGTACAGATATTTCAGATGCTCAGAGTATTGATGCAGGTGGATACTATATCGTAACAGTAAACAGACCATATACCACAGGAAATACAATCTACTTCGGCGGAATATTATCTGATACAGAAATAACAATATTTAAGAAATGATGAAAAGGTTATTGACGATACTGTTTTTGTTTTTATCTGTTTGCATTTATTCTCAGACTACTACAAGGGCTGATAAGATAATAGCCAACGATAGTTTAAAAGTGGCAGGAAACGCCATAGGGAAGATTAGCACGGATACTTTACTTACTGATAATAGCAACTATGAATTAGTTACTCAAAAAGCGATTAAGACTTATGTGTCTCATAATAGTATCGGTTCAGGCATTTTAAGTTCTGATAATAAATGGTTTGGATCTAACTCTTACCCTTATGTTAGGTTAAGGAATTACTATGATACGACCGTTTACGCAACATTGGGATATTTAGACGATGGTAGCACTGGTCATGATAATGGGGCTATTTATCTACCTTCTATTCTTAATAGGGGATTATTGGGCAAAAGGGATACCGTAGCTTATCGCAGTTGGGTGAGGGATAGTATTAGCAGTTCACTAGACACAACCTCTCTTAGTAATAGGATTAATCTAAGGGTAAAATATACTGATTCTGCTTCTATGTTAGCAGCCTATCAAACTGCTATAAATACAAATACAGCAAATATATTATTAAGAGTAAAGTA